GTTTCCCAGTCACGATCGGGGGGGGCTGCTGGAGCCGACGGCACAGACGGTACGGATGGAGTAGGCGTTGAGAGCGTCTATACGGCCGCTGACGGCGATTTAGTCTTTACCCTTACCGATGGCACTGAACACGCTGTAGAACTCCCAGCGGGCCTTTCAGGGGACTACAGGGGCGGTAACGTAACTATCAACACTAGCAGCGGCACTACTCCCCCCACTGCTATTCCGTTGGATGCTCCGTTTACATACGTTACACAGCTCTCAGACCTACCCGCTCCTGACGGTCTTGGAGATATCCAACTGGAGTCTAACCATACCTATTACTTTATCGGTACGGTTGACCTGCTGGGTAACAGGATGATAGGCGGTTTTAATACCTGCTTGTTGGGTCCGTCGTCTGAGAATGCCTTTATTACGTCTACAGGGCTACAGACTGGTTTTGCCTTGCTCAGGACGGTGTGGACTACTCCGGTACGTCATGTCTCTTTCTTTGACGTAGATACGGCGTTATATATCGAGGACACGCAGCCCGGCCCCTTAGCCCTAGACTGGACCGGTGTCAACTTTGTTAACGTACCTAACATAGGCTTTGTCAATGGTTGTGACAACTTCATCCTTACTAAGTGTGCGTTCCTAAACTCACAGAACCTACGCATAGGAAACACATCAGGCACCATCTCTATAGCAGACAGTCTTCTTTCAGGGACTGGAGCCGCTGGGTCTGTTATACGGTTTGATTCTACCTGTGTAATCACTAGACGATTCCGCGTTATCTACTCTGCTTTCATTGCTTTCGGAAGTACTGTTGGTATTTCCGTGGAAGCAGGGGCTACGCTACCCGCGTCTGGCTTTATCCTCGACACTGTCAACTTCGGAGGCGGCAGCACCTATCTAAGCGGTGTCAGCTTCCAAGACAACGAGGCGGTTATCAGCAACTGCGTAGGGATCATCAACTCACGGGAGGTGTCTCAGTATTACATCAACGGTAACACAACGTCTACCGCCATCGCAACCGCAGGTGTAGCTGTGAAGGCTGCTGGCACAACCACCTCTGGGCCGCTCACCTCTAAGTTCACCAACACAGCCAACAGGGCAACCTACACCGGGGCCGTTGCTAAGATATTTAAAGGGACTGCTACGTTGTCTTTGTCCGCAGGCAATAACGATTCGATTGGAGTCTACTTCGCTAAGAACGGTACGGTAATCCTTGAGTCGGAGATGTACGCTACTACAGACAGCAATGGCGAGTTGGTTAACGTAACAGTACAAGCGCTGGTAACACTGGCTACTACCGATTACTTAGAGATATTTGTAGAAAACGAGTCTGCCGCGGTGGACATCACCGTAGCCGATATGAACGTAATCATACAAGGATAGGGGCGGATATGCCACGGAGCAAAGAGTAAAAAGTAACTTGACATTTGCTGCATTTTGTGTTAGAATATAGTCCTATTCAGTACAATACATACAAAAGGAAACGCTATGTCTATCTTAGCCAAAGATGTAAACTCTTATCCAATCCAATGCTTACGCCCCGGTGCGTCACAGTCTGTTTCTGTGTCTGGCACTGCTGCCTCTAGCACATCTATTACACAACGTGTTACACGCATCTGCGCCACAGTAGACGTACACGTTAGCGTTATTGGTACAGCTACCACTAGCGACTGCTTTATCCCTGCAAACTCTATTGAGTTCATTCACACATACGAGGGTGACACAATTAGCTTTGTCACCAGCGGCGCATCAGGAACTGCTTACGTTACGGAGATGGTGTAATGTTTGGCTCTGTCGTCAATAGATTGGCGGCATCAGTTAGACGACTGCTGTCACCTTATGCCGTAGGTTCGTTTGAGCCTGCGCTTGCCTATGACTTTGTTAACGGGGCGTACCGCACCAACAACACAACTCAGTCTCCCGAAGCAGCCTTCACGCACACACGTAGTGGCAATGCGACTATGGTGGACTCTGATGGGTTGCTGAAGTGGGGGCCGCATAATCTGCTGACGTATTCTGAGCAGTTTGATAATGCGGCTTGGGGTTTAGATAACTCTGGTGCTACAAACCCTGTTGTTACAGCTAACGCTGCTACGGCACCTGATGGCACGTTGACCGCCGACCGCATTCAGTTGGACAAAACTGGCGGAGTGTTCAGCCGTATTCAGCAATCTAAAACAGGACTGCCTTCAGCAATCTACACCTTTTCTGTTTGGCTGCGAAACAACGCAGGCGGGACTTCAAATGTCGGCATCCGTATTTTTGACAGTGGTGCTAATTGCGCTGTAACCGAGTCGTGGCAGTTGTTTTCTGTTAGCCTTACTGTGGCTGGAACGAGCGCAACATCTCAGATATTGCTGTTTGACTCCATTGCTGGGAACGACGAAACAGCAGACATACTGGCTTGGGGCGCACACGTTTACCGCAGCGACCTAGGCGGCATGGTCAACAACCCAGCCACAGGTGACAGCTACGTCCCTACAACGTCCTCTGCACGTTACCCGCCCCGCATCGGCAACCACATCTACAACGGCTCTGCATGGGTCAATGAAGGTCTGCTGCATGAGAGTGAGGCGCGGACTAATGCTGATGCAAACAGTTCCGTCATTAACGCGGGTTCTGGTACCACCGTCAACTCAAACACCCAAACGGCTCCTGACGGCACGACAACTGCGGATGAGTTAGTTGAAAATTCTACTACAGGCCAGCACAACACTCTCAGATTAATCAGCACGACTGGCTTAAAAACATGCTCGGTTTTTGCGAAACAAGGATCTGGAAGTCGCCTGTTGCGCTTGGTTGACTTTAACGCTACTGATGGCGCGCAAAATGAGACTTACTTTGACCTTTCAAACGGCTCTGTTGCATCCGGGACAGGTCAAATCCAAGACTATGGAAACGGCTGGTATCGCTGTAGTATTCAGGCTACAACGACTGTTTCTAGCAATTTTTATATTAGTATAGCTTCTTCAAGCACCGTTTATTCTTATACTGGTGATGGCTCGTCAAGTCTATATCTTTGGGGCGCACAAGCAGAAGCAGGCTCAACCCCAAGCAGCTACATCCCCACAAGCGGCTCCACAGTCACCCGTGCAGCAGACACACTGACCATCCCAGCGGCTAATATGCCTTGGCCGCAGCCTGTTTTCATTGGGCCTGAGTTGGTTACTAATGGGACGTTTGATACGGATACGACAGGGTGGACTGCAAGCAGTGGTACAACATTATCGGTATCCTCTTCTGCACTTAGTGTTGTATCGGGTAGCTCCGATGGTTATGCGTATCAGGCTATACCTACAGTCGTAGGGAAAACTTACACATTATCCTTCGACTACAAAAGAGTATCTGGCGGTATTGGTATAGTTAGAATTGGTACTTCCGCTGGTGGCCAACAAAATTGGTATTCTGGCTCTACTCAAATGACTTCTACTACGTTTGCGCCCTACACCAATACTTTTGTAGCAACAGCCACAACAACATACATCTCATTTTGGTCACGGGCTACAGATGGCGAAATACATTACGACAACATCAGCGTCCGCGAGATAAACCCATTGTCCGTATCTATCCAGATGGACGGGACTATGACTTATGCTGATGATGATAATGCAGAGCAGATAATACCGTACGCATGGACAATAGACGGCGGAAATAGAATTCGCTTTAGGGTGGCAACTAACAGCACAAAGGTTGGAGATCCCTTTTTCGATCAGTCTGCTAATAGTGTGTTGGATTCTGTCACAGGGGCAGATGACACTTACTCTCCCGGGATCAATGTACCCTACAACATAGCTGGTCGCCACGGCTCTACGTTCATCAACGGCGCTGTCGACGGCACAGCACTCACAGCAGACACAACGCCAACGGCTTTGCCAGACCTATCTAGCACTGACCTAAACTTGGGTTATGACTACATGGGCAACATCGGTACGTTTCGGGTGTGGTCTCAGGACATTGGTGACGATGGGATCGAGGAGGCTACATTATGACCTACACAGACGAAACTGGCCGCCTCTTTGTAGACGACACACCCGTGTTCGCCAAGCTATCTGGTGGCGTTCTGCACTGTATGGTACGGGCTACTGACGAGGCTACCTTTAACGCTGTAGGGCTGTCTGTTGGCCTGTTGAGCTACGAGAACCCAGCGCAGCCTGAGGTACTAGACGAAGATGGAAACGTCGTCACGGCTGCTGTAGAAGCCTCTGGAGCCATTGTGCCGTCTGCTGGTAACACAGTGACACGCATAGGCGCACACGTAATCACACCAGCAGTGTTGGATGACGAAGGTACCGAGGTGACAGCCCCAGTAGTAGATGCTCGGTATCACGTTAACTTCTGGCTAGGTGCGCAGGTGGTGGCGCTTGGTACTTGGAAACCTTGGATTGTCCAGTGGATGGCTAGCGACCTTCCGGGTACGCCTAATAAGGATGAGTCGTCTTTGGCCATGAACGGCATTGAGCTGATTGATCCGCTAACGGTTACATCGCCTAGCAACATATTACTTTAAACCCACCGCATGGCCTCAAGGAGACAACCATGAGTTTAGTATCACAGGACAAGTTTAACGAGCTAGTAGGCTCTACAACACACTACCTAGAGGCGCTAATGAAACGCGTCAAGACGCTAGAAGAACAGGTAGCTGAGTTGCAGCCAAAACCCAAGGCAACCCGCAAAGGAGCTGCTGATGAGTCCTGAAGACTACCGCTTCTTCGATGACTGCCGTACTATGTTTATGACAGACGGCTGGCGTATCTTTCAAGAGGAGTTGGGGTTGGCTATTGACAGCATCAACATAGCCCAGTTAGAGAGTACAGAGTCTTTTTGGAAGGCCAAGGGTCGCCTAGAGGCGCTAACTCAACTAGCTAACTGGGAGGATGCTATATTGGCTGCCGAAGAGGATGCTGAGCATGAATAGAATTTATGATGCACGATGTGTTACACCTACGTGCTCATCCGTAACTGAAGTGTATGGCAAAGCTGACGACGTATTCTGGTGCGGCGTATGCGGAGGCGATGCCATACGCATCATTAGCCCTGTGCGATGCTCGCTTGAAGGAGTTACTGGGGACTTCCCTGGTGCCAAGTTCAAGTGGGAGAGGCAGCATAGTGGCAAATAACACAAGGATAACCTCGATGCCACGAGACCCTTGTTTCTTTTATCTGATAACCCGTAAGGGCCGGAGTGATATAGTATGGCAAAGTTGATTGACAAACCTAATGGTAACAGTGAGATAACCGACGAAGAGGAGTATGGTTCGTTTGAGGTAGCTGAGGAGGGGACTGTAGAGTCCGCGACCGTTGAAGCTACTGAAACACCTAGCCCCGCTGAAGACGACCTCCCTGATAAATACCAAGGGAAGTCTGCTGCTGAAGTAGCACGGATGCACCAAGAGTTAGAGAAACGGCTAGGCCAACAGTCACAAGAGGTTGGTGAACTACGCCATGCCTTTGACGAGATGGTGAAGGGAAACATCAAGCAGCAAAACTCTGCACCGGAACAACCAGAGGAAGACGACATTGACTTCTTCACCGACCCCAAAGCTGCTATGGCTCGTGCCATTGCGAACCATCCAACGCTTCAGCAAGCGCAAGCTGTAGCCGCTGAGATGGCAAAGTCGCAAGCACTAGCCAAGCTAAAGACTGCACATCCAGATATGAAAGATGTGTTAGCCGACGAAGGCTTTAAAGAGTGGGTTGGTAAGTCACAGTTTCGCCAGCAGTTGTTTAATAGCGCCGATAAGAACTATGACTTTGCAGCAGCTGATGAGCTGATGACATTGTACAAAGAGCGTAAGGGTGTTGTTGAACAAGCCGCTAAGGTAGAGAAGGTGGCCCAGAAGAACGAACTGAAGAAAGCCTCTACAGGCTCGGCACGGTCTAATCCAGAGGGTCAGACGACTCGAAAGATTTACCGCCGTCGGGATATTATTGAACTCATGAACCGTGACCCCAAGAGATATGAGGCATTGTCTGCTGAGATAATGAAAGCATACTCTGAAGGGCGCGTCAGATAATCTAAACTAGGAGATACATCATGGCATCATTTGCCCCCACTCCCGCGCAGAACAACACACGGGAAGCCGTATTCATTCCAGAGATTTGGAGTGATGAAATCATTGCAGCTTACGAGAAGTCGTTAGTTGTTAAACCAACCGTCCGTGCTATGTCTATGGTAGGCAAGAAGGGTGACACTATTCGTGTGCCTAAGCCTGTCCGTGGTAACGCGTCAGTCAAAACAACAGAAGATACTGTTACCCTGATTGGCACTACCTCCACTGACTTGGTGATTACCATTGACCAGCACTACGAGTATAGCCGCCTGATTGAAGACATCACTGATGTACAGGCACTAAACTCTATGCGTCAGTTCTACACCAGCGACGCTGGCTACGCACTGGCCACCCGTGTTGACACAGCTATCATTGCTGAGGCTGCTAACTTTACCGCTCAGCTACAGTCTACTGCTGGTGGTGCTGTTACTTCTGCGGGTACTGCGCTAGCGTTCAACGACCTGTCATTCCGTGAATCGATTCAGGTACTTGATGATAACGACGTTCCTATGGACGGCCGTGTGTTTATCATCCCGCCTGCAATCAAGAAGGATATGCTGGGTATCACCAACTACATCTCATCTGACTTCGTCACTGGCCAGCCCATTGCGAACGGTAAGATTGGTAGCCTGTATGGTGTTGACATCTATGTCTCTACCAACCTGCCTACTGAGAATACTGATGAGAAGGGTGCGTTGTTGATGCACAAGGATGCGATTGTCTTTGCTGAGCAGCTGGGTGTACGTGTCCAGACTCAGTATAAGCAAGAGTACCTTGCAGACTTGATGACTGCTGATACCTTGTATGGTACTGAAACATACCGTCCTGAAGCTGGCGTTAAGCTCTACTGCGCAGTGTAACCTAATCGGCGGCCCTTCGGGGCCGCTTGTTTTCTAGTCAGCCTTCCCCGAGGGTTCACCAGAAAGCAACCTACGGAGTTCTTAAATGTCTATTTCATATACACCCATAACTAACTACGGTGCTAAGGACTCCTTAGCGGCTAATGACCCGGCCAAGGTTATCCGTGGTTCTTACTTTACTAGCGACTTTGAAGCCATCTCCGATGCGTTTGCATTGGCAGCCCCCGCAGCTAGCCCAACCTTTACAGGCACAGCTACCTTCTCTGCCCTCTCTGCCGGTGGTTATAGCAATGTCAACTGGAGCGCTGCGTATGACGATAAGATTAACGCAGCCTCTTTTAACACTAGTGACGGTGTACTGACACTTACGCAACAAGACGGCGGCACAGTAACTGTTGACTTAGATGGCCGTTACGTAACTTCAGTTACGGCTTACACAGCCAGTAATGGCGTGCAGCTAGTAGGTGACGACTTCTCCTTCTCTGGTGCATACACTGGCTCCTTGGTTATCACAGGTACTACAGAGGTATCTAGCACGGCCACCTTTAACAGCCGCATCAACGAGCAACAATACGCATTGACAGGGACTGTTATTGACCCAGCTAATGGCACGCTACAGTACAAGACGCTAGCAGCTAACACTACGTTCACCGAGAGTCTAGCAGACGGCGACTACGTTACCCTTATGATTGATGACGGTACAGCCTACACTATTACATGGCCGACCGTTACGTGGGTAGGAGGAAGTGCTCCAGTGCTTGAGGCTGTTGGTTATAATATCATTGAGTTGTGGCAAGTTAATGGAATTGTATACGGAGTGCTTGTCGGTGCAGCGTAGTCATATAACACGTTCAGCAGGGGGCGCTGGTGGCGGGGAGCCTATTGTTTTCTTAGGTACTTACGCATACAACCTTTCGGCCACTAATCCAGAGGATTTTAACTTTGACATAGGAGATGCTTATCCAAGCAGGGTTATTATTGGAGTAAGTTGTCAAAACGACAATGGCGGCGGTAAAAACTTAGAGGCATCTCCGCTCCAAGGGAGGATTGCGGGGGTGCCCTATACTGTTCGCGCAACGCGCACCGACAATGACGCTGGTTCCTCTGTAATATCAGCGGCAGTTCCTACAGGCTCTGGTGTCCAGCCAATAAGAATAAAAGACAACTCAGGCGGCATAACGGGTGGTTTTATTTCTTTTTACTCTATAGATAGTAATGTTTGGGATATGTCCAGTGTTGTAGGTCTTACACAGATTAACCCGGGTGCTTCAGTTACTTTTACTGGTTTATCGACAACAGCCCTTTTGTTTGCGGCAGTTTGTTCTGGAGAAAATAATACAAGCAGGACTCTTTCAGGAGTAACAACAGACTTTACGCAAGTAGCCACAGCAAACGGTAATCCGTTAACAGTGCATCACGGCAGCTTAACACCAACGCTAGCCGCTGGACCAACGGTTAGTTACGATAGTACAGATGGCTCCGTTGCTCTTGTTGCTATAGCTATTAACCCTATTTAAGGAATGCTCATGTATATTAAGATTATTGATGGACAACCACAACGCTATTCGCTTAGTCAGCTGCGCGCGGACAACCCGAACACTTCGTTCCCAGCCACCCCTACTGTAACCACGCTGGCAGAGTACGGTGTGTACCCCTGTGTAGACGACCCTGCCCCTACGGCTGACGTAGTGGAGCGTGGCGGCTTTTATCAGGTAGGGGATGTATGGCACTACGGTTGGATTAGCCGCCCGTACACGGACGCTGAGAAGCGCTCAGCTATGGTCATTACACCGCGGCAAGCACGACTAGCTCTGTCCAGTGTTGGTAAGCTGAGTGCTGTAGCAGACGCTATTGCTGTTACGCCAGAGCCTAACAAAACTATGATAGCGATTGAGTGGGAGTATGCTACAGTTGTTGAGCGTACATCTCCGTGGGTAGAGGCGCTACGTCCTGCCCTTGGTATGACAGAGCAAGAGTTAGATAACCTGTTTGTATCGGCAGCTAATCTTTAAGGGGTCTTATGGCTAGCGCACTTGACAATGAATTGCTCGGCTCTTCCTTAGATGAAGATACCCGCACGCCTATGGAAATCTTAAATGACTCTAACTTTTGGTCTGAGGGTGACTATGCAGGTATGTCGTTAGCTGAAGAGGCGGCCGCTCGTGGCGTAGCCATGAACGTGGTGCGTAGGGATAGACGACAAGAAACAGAGAAGCGTGCTATCTTAAATTCAGCGCCTGCTGATGCGTCTTTGTCTGACTACATTGCAGCTACAACAGAAACTGCTAGTGGTAGTTTGTTTAATACCCCCGGCTCAGGCACCAGATTAGATGCTTTTGACGCCGGGGTACAAGGTAGCCAGCATCAAGCTGTAGTAGACCGAGCGAAGCAAGATGGCATGGAGCCTTTTATTGTTAATGGTGATGGCACCGTCTCTGTTCTTAATACCGGCTTTGGGACGCACAACGCATACAGCCAAGACTTGTCTAACTACTTTGGAGATAGTGTAAACGATAGAGCTAGTTTTGTAAGGGCGGGAGAGGAAGCAGCACCCGGCGAGTATACAACTTATAAGATGACTCCTGTTAGTAAACTGGCTCAGTATGGTAATGTTGCTGTTGGCGTTATTGCTGGGACGGTCTTTGGTCCCGCTCTTGCAGCTTCTGCTGGCCTTACTGGAACAGCTGCCTCTGTTGTTGGAAGTTCGTTAGGCACTGTGATAAACCAAGGTATCACCACCGGCAAGTTAGATGTAAAAGAAATACTTAAAGCTGGGGCATCCGCTGGAATAAGTGCGGAGGTGTTGACGTACCTTAAAGAGTCCGGTAAGCTAGAAGAAATTACCAACACGATTGCTGATTTAACTGGCGGTTCTGGAGACATGATACAACTACCTGACGGTAATTTAATTACTTTAGAAGAAGCCGCTGCTCAAGGCATTGACGTGGCGCAGGTATATCAGTCTGCACTCCCCGGTTATGATTTTGTTACGGTGGTCAACGACGGTGTTCAGATACCAGACTGGGTTGCACAGGGCGCTGGTGGTGTTGTTGACGTGATAGGAGGGATATCAGGGGAAAACCAGCAAAACCAAACGGCTGGTCAAAACGCAGACACAGTAGTAAACCTTCCTACATACGGGACAGGCGACGTTGACGTGGTTGAGCAAGAGCCTGACCAACCGAACAACCCCGACGAGCTTGGAGACAAAGAAGAGGTTGCAACTACAACGCCTGTCGATCCTACGGCACCTGTTGATCCTACAGCACCTGTTGGTCCGTCTGTTACTGATGACCTCAACAACCCAGGCGAAGACACTGTAGTTATAAACGGTACTGCTGACCCTGACGATCCGCAGGATCTTAACAACCAAGACGAAGAGGTTGCAACAATCGGCTCTGGCACCACCCCCACTAACAACCCGCAGGACGGGGGGCTTAACGATAAGGAAGAGGCTACTGTTATAGGCGGAGGCGGAGGCGACCTTTCTATCGGTATCGGTTTGTTAGCGGGAGGCCAAGCAGCAACTCCCTACGCACCCAAGTGGGGCGAGTTGTTTCAGTACACTACGCTAACACCATACCAGAAGAAAGCAGTGACACCATACGTCGATTACATTAAGCAAGCTAGAGGAATGCTATCGTGACATATTTAGAGTTAGTCAATGAAGTGCTAAAAAGACTGCGCGAGGGTGCTGTAGATAGCGTTGTAAGTAATGACGATGTTGTAGCCGATATGGTTACAGCGCTGGTCAACGACGCTAAGCGTACGGTAGAGGATGCGCATACTTGGAATGCCTTAAACTATGAGTGGGAGTTAAGTACAATAGCAGATACCTCTTTGTATTCCTTGACTTCTGCCGGTAATTATGCTAGAATAGGATACATACTGACAACGTATGGACAAGGGCTTACTGAGACGACACTACAAAAGATTAGAATGCTTAAGGCTCAGCCGAATACGGTTACACAACAACCTACTTACTACGCTGTAAACGGCCTTGATGCTAGCGGCGATATTCGTATTGAGGTGTTCCCTAAGCCGGACGGTGTATATCCTTTAGATGTATACGGCTTTAAGCGACAACCTGATTTAGTGGCCGATGACGATGTCTTACTTGTCCCTAGCAAACCTGTGATCTATTTGGCGTTAGCTTTAGCAGCCCGTGAGCGTGGTGAAGTAGGTGGTCAAACCGCTGCTGAAATCTTTGGTATGGCGAGTAGATACTTGTCTGATGCCATAGCGTGGGACGCCTCCCTAAACGACTTAGATAACATCTGGACAACTGTATAATGGCGCAGCAGCAGCAGAACATCACGCTTTCAGCCCCCGGTTTCCAAGGGATTAACACTGAGGATAGCCCGCTTCAGCAAGAGCCGGGCTTCTGCTTGGTTGCTGATAACGCAGTGGTAGATAACTTTGGACGTATCGGCTGCCGTAAGGCTTTTGCTGAGTTCACTACTGCTGTCAATGTAACCTATAGCGTTAACGGCTCTACTGATTCCACTGAGATTATCACGCACCGCATGGGCAACGGCATCATTAGCAATGTGTCTAATGTATTGGCCGTTGTTGGGGTATACCAATATGATGTAAACGGTGCGCTTATTCAGTCAGACTATCGTGTGTGTAAACTCACTACCGTTGGGGATGTACATGAGTTAGACGAAGTCGCACTCCCTACAGTTATTGACCCATCAGCCTTGACAGACGCTAAGATAGTTTCGTTTCGCGACCAACTGTTTATCTTTAGCCAAGGGAATGACGTACTAGTTTATGACGGCGCTGTTCTTACTAACTTATCGGCCGCTGCTGGCTACTTGGCCCCACAAGATGACACAGGTACGCTTGCGCCACTCATTGATGGGGCTATTGTAACAGCATCTTATGGCCGCCTCTGGGCTACCGGCGTTAATGATGACTTCAATACCATCTACTACAGTGACCTCTTAATACCTACTCAATGGTACGACGGTAAGGCTGTGCCTACAGACCCCCTAAACACTGGTGGTATCTTAGACGTAGCCGAGTACTGGCCTAACGGCACAGACCGCATAGTAAACATTGTAGCGCACAATAACGCGCTGTATGTCTTTGGACGTAACTCAATCCTTATATACAACAACGCTGCTAGTGGCGACCCTGCGGGCGCTGACGGCATCTTCTTAGCCGACGCTATCTCTAACATAGGGTTAGTTAGCCGAGACGCTGTGGCGAACATTGGTAGTGATGTGTTGTTTGTAGACGACTCAGGTGTTCGTTCGCTAGGCCGTACCATACAAGAGAAGAGTGTACCCTTAGGCGACTTGACCTATAACGTACGGAAAGACGTTACATTCCAGATTGCAAGTACTGTTGACAAGAACAGTATTAGCTTATCCTTCTGGCCTGACGAAGACTTAGCTGTCCTTATCTTTAGTGATGACGCGTTAGCCTATACTATGGAGATGCGCGCCCCTAGCCAAACAGGTGGGTCTAAGATTACACGATGGACTGGCTGTGACTTTGAGCGGGCGTTGTACTATGAGGTGGCTGGCGAAGCTAGGGTTTTACTAGCATCTAATAAGGCTGGTGGCTTGTACTTGTACGGTGGCTTTATTGATTACAGCAATAACCCTTATGAGTTTAGCTATGAGAGTACTGTATTTACCTTTGGGCAGCCAGCTAACTTAAAGTTCCTTAGGCAAATAGATTATACTATTGTGTCGTCTACTATTAACACAACGGCTGTGGCTGAGTGGGGGTACTCTGGTAAGTTAGACTATTCCAAACAGCTTTCTGTTGCTGCACAAGCACCGGCTCTTTTTGGCGTTGCTGAATTTAATGTTGGGGAGTTTGGCGACGGCTTAACAACCATCAGACGCTACAAGGTTAACACCAAGGGTAGCGGAGAGACTGTAATTATTGGGATACGGGCTAATATAAACGGCAATGGTTTTAGCTTGCAAGAACTTAACATTCAGACATTGCTTGGGAGAATGAACTAATGGCAGGTTTAATGGGATTACTTAGTGGCGTGGGTAGCGCTGCCGCTGGCTACGACATAGCCAAAGATTTACGTGGTGTGGGTAAGCAAGGTCAGACTGATATGACCGAGCTGGCTAATACCTTACAGGACCAGTCAGGTTTTAAAGGGTATGGCGTACAGACTGGCCTTGGTCAATCTACGGTGGACGCTCAAGGTAACACTAACTTAGGTGTTGGTCTTGACGAGGGCATGACGGGCCTCATGAACCAGTACGCTGGGCAAAGCGGACAGTTCGGCGACTACGCGAACCAAGCAGCTCAGAACGCTATGGGTGACCCAGCAGCGCGAGAGCAAGATATATACAACCGCTCTATGGCTATGCAGCAACCGGGCTTAGACCAGCAGCGAGCGCAGCAACAGGCCCGTGAGTTCGCTATGGGACGCGGTGGTGTGCGTGGTAGCCAGTTTGGCGGTACAGCTGAAGATGCTGCTATGGCTAAAGCACAGGCTCAGGCGCAGAACGCTGCCTCCTTCCAAGCTATCGGCATGGGTCAGCAAGAGATGATGAATCAAGGTGCGTTGGCTAATCAGTTTGGTCAGCTGGGTCAGGGGTACGGTGGCTTAGGTATGCAGGCGTATCAGCAGTCATACTTACCGATGCAGCAACAGCTTAACGCTATGCAGACAGGTGGCCAGAATGCTGATAGGTTCCAGACCGGTCAGCTTACCGGCACCGGCTATGGTGCTCAGCTTGGGCTTGGTGGTATACAGTCTAGGATTAATGCAGAGAAGGCGGCGTCCGAAATGTACGCTAACCTATTCGGTGCTGGTATGAACGCTATCGGTTCTATTGGTAGTGGCGGTGGCGGCGGTGGCGGTATAATGGGCGACCTCGGCTCCATAGGTGATTTCCTTGGAGGCGCAGTTGACTTTGGCTCTGGGCTATTTGACTAACAGGAACAAAGGCCTATGACAACGATCTTTAAGGAGTTTATGACATGGCAGGACAAGACCAAAGCGCTAACTTAGGCGGGATGCTGTCGCAGATAGGGCAAACTCTAGGCACCCCTGTAGACACAACGGCTTTTACTAACAACATAACAAACACGTTCCGCCCTGAGGTAGACCCTAACGACCCAACCTCTTTGCAGAACTACGCACGCTGGGCTGGGCGTGTAGGTAAGACAGAAGAGTCTATGCTGTACAATAAACAGGCAGCCACCTTACGTGAAGAACAAAAGGTTGCTAACATACAGAAGGCTACAGCGGCTGCTACTAACCGCTACCGTGCTGCTGTGCTCTCGGGCGACAAGACAGCGGTAGATAGGGAGAACCTTGTACTAGACAAGATGGGAGAGCAGTTAGGTGTAGATACAGCCAGGATACGCAGCGGTATTGACCAAGAGAAAAGAACTACCGACATCGCTAACTTGCAGCTAAGTGCGGCGCAAACTCGTGAGAAAGAAGTAAAAGCAGCGGAGCAGGTATCTCAAGTAGCCTCGTCTGTCATCAGTAAGTTTGGTGTAGATAGTCCTCAGTTTGAGAAGCTTAAAGAAGCGCCTCTCCTTCAGGAGAATAGGGAGCTTGTGCAGAACCTTGAGGCCAGAGAGCTACGCTTAGTAAACGAACGCGCACAACGTGCAGAGTTTCTGGCAGAGCAGAACACAGCTCCAGATATCTCTTATTTAGGAGAGCTAGTGGCATCTAAAAAGCTACCAGAAGAGCAGGGACGTATTCTTAAAAAGCAATATGACACGCTCAAAGCTAGCATAGAAGGTAAGGAAGCCGGTCAGTGGATGCCCGGAGAAAAGCGCAAGCTAGAGAAAGACATTTCTGACTTAGAGCGACAAGCAAGCAGCGCCTTGACTACAGTAGAGGCTTTGCAAAACGCTGAACGTAAGGCGGCTCAGTCTTCTTTGCGTACTGTTAGAGGACGGCAGACTAACCAGAGTGCTGATAAGTGGGAGGTAGAACAGGAGACTGATAGTCTATTAGCGCAGCTCTCTCCAGCAGCTACGTTTGACTTTGGAATGAAAGAAGTAGACGAAGCCATAACTCAGGCTGATGTCGATAAAAACAGCGACGTGCTTACACAGGAAGACAAAGGGCTTACTGTTGCGCAAGCAGCGGCTAGGCGCGTATTGGAAAAGAAGCGTGCTGCGTTTGACCCGTTAATCAGTGAGTATGAAGCTCAGCTTAGGAGCGGTAACTCAACAACAAACCTTACCGCGGATGACTACCTTTGATGAGCAAGCTAGACAGGTACAAACAGGCTATTGAGCGGGCTACAGCAGATGGCAACGATGCCGCTGTTGCTGAGTTACGTGGGCGCGTTCAGGCGGCTGCGGACAAGGCAGCTAAGGACGACAACCAAGAGGCTTTTGAGTCTATCATGTCTATCCTTACTGGTGAGACCCGTGCTGACCTTGAGAAGCAGTCCGCTCAGGCTGCTGCAGAGCAGGCGCAGGCAGGCCGTATGCTTCAAGGCTCTCAAGATAGCATCGGTGAGAACCTTATGGAAGGTGCGGGTGAGCTTGCAGCGGGGGCTAACAGCCTAGCAGTAGGGGGCGCTGATATCCTTACTTCTCCGGTTCGTGCTTTGTATAACCAGTTTGCTGGAGAGGGTAATCAAGTAGGCTCTATTGCTGACCTGTTTCCTGAGGGGTATAAACCCGGTGTCGGTGGTTTTATAGAAGAGCCGGGAGTTGCCAAGACCGTTAGGACTATAGGCGAGGGCGTAGCTATGGGCGCAGGGTTTGCCCCTGTAGAGCGGGCTGCTGGTGCTGGTAGCTTTGCTGCTGAGCTGCTTGGATTAGGGGCGACTGAGACACCCGCAGCTGTCGCCGCTACCCAGAAAGTAGCTGATGCCTTTGAGACGGCTACTAATGCAGGGGAGCTGGGCACATATAGTAAAGTATTCCGAGGGGTATCTGACACTATCTCTGCTAAGATTAGTCCACAGCTAGGTGCTCGTGTACAACGTGCTGATGAGACCGCTATGCGTACTAACGCTAAAGAGATGACTACCTATGTAGAACCAATCACTAAGTCTATCAAGCTAGCCGATGAGGACGAAGTCTTTAAAGGTATGCTCTTAGACTACGGACAGGGAAAGCTATCTAAAGATAAGCTGTTTACCTATGTAGACGATAAGCTAGACAGGGAAGAAGCGAGGAACTTAATGCGCTATCTTAACTGGTCTGCTTCTCGTAATGGACGCTACAACAAAGCTATAGGGGACTCCGCGCAGTCTGGGGACAACTACTTACACACCCAAGTCAAGGATAGTTCTAAGATTACAGGGAAGGGAAAGAGCAGGAGGCTAGAGCAGAAACAAAGCGTCACAGACGGTGCTAACACATTCGATGACGATGCTCTAGCAACTGACTTTGCGTCTATGGACAGACAACGCGGCCTTGCTGCTAGCGGAGAAGTTAGAGTAGGTGAGTATGAGAATCCCTTGCTGTCTAATTCGCGTAGAATACAACATAACGAAAGGCTATTAGAGCTGTCTCGCAAGCTAGGAATGAAGGATGTTAGTGGTGGGCCTAATGCGTGGCTGAACGCACTGGAGAAGAAGGTCGCCACTAAAGGCATAGACGAGGCAGGAGCACGGGATGCTCGTAACGCTATTGCTGTGCTGCTCAAGGGACAGAACAAAGCACCTAACCCGCTGATGCAGGCGCTGCAGTCTACGATATACTTAGGTACACTAGCTGGTCCTAAGTCTGCAATCCTTAACCTACAGGATATCGGCACCGCTGCTGTGAACAATGGTGTTGGTTCTTTAGCAGGTATCGTTAAGAGGAATGGGGCAGACTTAAAACGGCTAGGTATTGATGGACAGACTATGGGAGAGTTTACTCAGAACGTAGCCTCTGTCGCTAAAGACCGCAGTAAGTCACAGATAGCGGCCAACGTAGCAAACAAGGTTGCCAGTGGTTCTATGCGCGCTGTGGGTTTCAGGTTCTTAGACAGAGTAGGAAAGGAGGGTGTCCTTAGCAGCGTAGGTGAAAGCGCTAGGAGGCTGGCGGTAGAGGGTAAGTTAGCCACTAAGTGGGGTGATTACTTTGACGCTAATGAGATTACTACGCTTCAGAACGCCCTTAAGTCTAGCGGCGGTGACGTAGCTAAGATGTCCAAGAAGGAGGCCGCTCTATATGACGAGTTACTTGTGGCTGGTCTTGGGCAGCAGCAGCTTATCTCTGCGGCAGGTCGTCCAATAGCTTGGCTAAACAACCCCAATGCGCGTGTCTTGTACGTCATGCGTGGCTTTGCTATCAAGCAGCAGGCACTCCTCATGCGTAATGTAGTTGAGGAGCTGCAGAAAGGCAACGGTAAGAAAGCTGCTTCGTATGCGGCTGCTTATGTAGCCTACGGTGGTGGTAGCTACGCAGCCATTAACCAAGGAAGACAAGAGCTTTTTGGCGGTGAGGAGGCTTCTGTTGAGGGAGGCGTCCGTGATGTGTTAGATCAAATGGCAGCAGCGGCTACTCTAAACTCACTTAGCTTGTCTCCTTACGCCGTCGACCGTATGGAAAAGAATGGCATTACCCAAGAGCTGCTCATGTCTGTGTTGCCGCCGGGTGGTGCTGCAGGCGAGGCGTTAGACGCTGTAGTAGATGCGTTGATAAAGCAAGATCCTGAAGAACTAACTCGTGTGATTACAGAGCTGCCTGCGTACAAGCAAATAGAAGCACTCATTGAATAGGGGAATGACTACATGGACGTAGATGAACGCATCTCAATCGAGAAGCGGATGGGGCACATGGAGAGAGAGTTGGCTACCCATAGTGCGCTAGTAAAACGCAACGCTGAGATACTTGACGATATACGTAAGTACATCAACGAGCCTAAGCGATTGCCGGAGTGGATAGCCGCTATGGTTGCGGTGCTGGGAGGATCTGGTGCCTTGCTATACGCGGCCTACATAGCCCCCTTAGAGGGACGTGTAGACCGTGTAGAGGGGCGGTTAGAAATACTGGACAACGCTGTAGGGATTGTCGAGAAGGACCACTTGATGAGCCAGCAGATGTTTCGAGAGACATGGGAGAAGATGCGTGACAAACCACCACCTACTTAGCCTCACTCTAGCCCTGACCCTAGCCCTTAGCGGATGTAGTCTGTTAGCCTCTAAGGCCATGGATGCGCTGGGAGGGACGCAGAGCGGCCTGAGTGTGGACGCTAACGTAAGCAAAGGGGATGCCGAGGGCCAGGATAGCGTCGCTCAGAACGGCAATACGAACGTCTCGGCAGGTGTTACGCAGAGGAGGGAAGAGAGTGTGGCCTATAGTGGGCCAGTAGAGCGGGTGGTTAACAACGAGGGGCTAGATATGTGGGAGTTGGGTCTTATAGTTCTGCTTGCTGGGTGGGATCGTGACTGGGAAACACCTGCCGAG